ATATATCCCAAGTTAACTGCAACATCGGATATAGTGATGCGTAGTCAATCTTAATAATCTTAGTGCTATAGCCAACTTTAAAGCATCTAGCAAGACCACCGGAGAAACCTTCTTTCTTTTCGGAATATGGTATAGCCACATCATTTTCATAACTCCAAGCAGTTAACAATAAGTTCCAAATACTTGCAGTACCCATAGTACAAACTCTCTGATAGGTAGTTGGTACTATTTTGGCTAACATGAATGATGATTGGTTATAGAGTTCATCCACTTGTTCAGTTTCCCACAAGTCATCTAAAAGATATTGCTTTACCAAATCTTTACCACCGATGAAAGATAACATATTCTTAGGCATTGCCACCTCTCTAAACCAAGTAACAAATTCCTTATTTTCGTTTAAAAGATTAGTTTTTAATCTCTTATATTCGGCTTCGCCAATATTTTCCCTATCAAGTTGAAGATTATAGAGGCTTCTAGCTACTATCTGATAATCATAGGGTATTATTTCATACTGATTCTTATCATTAATAACAAATATCTTGTCTTCCCTATAATACCTACCAATTGCGCCATCATCCCCAGGAATATATGTACGATTTTCTCTTGCAAATTTTTCATATTTTGCAATGTACTTTAATTTATATTCTTTTATTTCGCTATTAACAGCTGCGGTTCTTTTAACTGCGTGAATAATATCGATAATCGAATATCCCCACATTTCAGTTGCAGTATATTTATCGGAAGTATTACCGTATTTTACACTAACATTTCCCCTTCTTTTTATACCGATTTCCTTCTTTATTCCGGTTTGGATTTTATCCAAATCCATGTCAAGTTGTTTTGCACGTCCTAGAATGAAGTCAAAGTCAAATTCTTCTGAATGATATCCCGAAATAACGGCAGGTCGTAAATAATCAATTAAAATGAAGAAATCCTGAATTAAATTTCTTTCCGAATCATCATCATCGACTTTATCGACCTCTAATATTGTTTCAAAACCCCTGTTATCCCTAACCCCAATAGCAAATACTCGTGCTAATTGATATCTTAAACCCGTTGTCTCAATATCGAATGTAACCTTATGAATATTTTTATATTCTTCAACACCCTTATATAGTCTTGATTGTGTGGAAATTAGGAATTGCTCAGTTGTTCGTACCGAATGAAACATATCACGATACAAATATATTGGCTCACCCCTATTGTTTTTCTTTACGTTACCATCATCATCATATTCTTTCTCATATGGATGGATTTTCCCATCTTTTAAGAAATCAATAATTGCATTAAATGATTTAGTGCTTGTTATCTTAAAGCAATAACCATTCTTTAATCTCTTATGGTTTCCGGTTTTTAATTTCGTAATGGTAATTCCATGTTGTATTTTCTTGGGTTCGAACAATTCAGGTCTATGCCTATATAATTTAAGACCTAATTGTGATAGGTCTTTCATATATATAAAAGGCGTGTACTTAACCCTTATTTGCTCTGGTTTTTTTCCCGGTTCATGAATTATACATTCTGCAATATTATTTCTAGGGTCTGTTTCGACATTCACAAGATATTTTAAATCTTGATTATACCCTTCAAGAAACTCTTTAATTTCAGTTAAAACTGCGGATTTATCCATTATTTTTTCTCAATTTATAGGTTAACTTTTTTGTTTTCTCATTAAATTTATATTGAATTGAATCAACATTACATAAATTTTCGCTTAATACCATTTTTGGATTATCGGGAATTACTCCAGATAACCATAATGCACTTAATATATTATTTCCAATTATTTTATATTGTACGTCATTTCTTACGACTTCAAAATCCAAATATACTAAATCATTTCTATCTTCCAAAAAATGTTCTAGTACATACACACATACATCGTGTAATTCTTTACCAGTTTTTTTATTTGCAATATCACCACCCCTCAATAATACTTCCATTATTACATCTTGAATTGGATTTACTTGACGCACGTATTTACTTCCCATGTTTATCTTTAATTTTTTTAATCACTTCACTTAAAATTGATTCCCCCACATTTGAGGTATAATCCTCGTTATCAATTACTTTTACAATTTCCTTTCTCTTGCCCTCAATTGCTGAAAAAACATATTCATCTATGGTTTCCCTAAACATGAGTGGATATATGTTTACAAGAAATTTCTGACCTATTCTATGAAGTCTATCCGATACTTGGTCATATTCTCCCACTGAGTATGGTAGTGTCATTATAAAGAGTTTACTAGCAGCTGTGAGGGTCAATCCATAATTACATGTTTGTATTGAACCCAAAAAAACTTTTAAATCTGAATCTGGGTCCTGAAACTTATTAACAATATCTGAACGTTCCTCTACGGTTTGGTCTCCGGTATGCAGTCCCGCAACATCGCCAAGAATTTCTTTTAATTGGTACAGACTTTCCTTGAATGTGTCAACCACAACAACCTTCTCTCCGGTTTCCATGATACTTTCAATTAATTCACCAACATGTTTAATTTTAAGATGTGAAGTATATTGCCTTAAACGAATCATTATTGTTAATGGATTGTGTGTGGGATGCAATACAAAATCATTTGCAACGCCTGCTTCAATTTCATTATAAACCTGATATTCCTTATCATCCATTTCCAGCATGACTTTCTGATAAATTTTATCCGGAAGGTCAGCTAATACCTCAAACTTTCTTTTCCTATGAGTAAATGGTGCTATCTTATGAAACAGTTCTTCGAGTTTTTGTTCAGCACTGTTACTAACATATCCCCAACCATTATTAAAATCATAAAACATTCCGCAATAATATTCGTAGAAATATTTTTTTGTTGCAAAATCCACAGACGAAATCTGATTCATAACTGTATAGAGTTCATGTGCCCTATTGGGTGCTGGCGTACCGCTTAGAAAAATCTTACTTTCCTTTTCATTTCTAAATATATCTTTATTAAATGTTCTGTCGAAGTTCTTGTAGGTATTGGCTTTTGTGTTCTTTAATTTTTGACTTTCATCACAAATAACGCAATCAATTTTATTGAGTTTCAATTTTTTCCACTTCGCCAAAAATTTCTCTTTACTTCCAGGATTGAAGTAATCATAATTTAATATGATGTATTTCGCATCTTCGATACCACAATTATTCTTTTTCCAATTTACAATATGTGCATTACTTTTTGTGAACTTTGCTACTTCCCCGTAATAATTGAACTTCAATGAATTTGGAGTAATAACTACAACCTTTTCAAATCCATTCATTTCAACATATAATATACTTGAGAGGGTTTTACCTATCCCCATTTCGTGGGAAATCAGCGTGTTACGAGTAACGTTCATAAACATTGCTGCAACAATTTGGTGAGGATATAGCTTTATACCATCATTCAGTAATGCATGCATTTTTTCCGAATACTGAATGTATGTTTGCTCTAATTCTACTTTATATTTAACCCATTCCTCTTTTTTAACATTAAGTTCTGCTATAAATTTACGTTTTTCTTCTTCAGCCATTTCAATCTTACGGATTTGCTGAACAAAAAGTTTTCGACTATCATCATTACCAAAGTCAAATCTGATTTTATTAGACCCTTTATATTTTTTAATTAGCGACAATAACGATATTGCACTTATTTCCCATACCATCATACCAGAATTCCATTTACGAGTTTCTTCGGGTAGACTTTTAATTTTATCGACAAGACCTTCGTTATATTGAAATCTGAGATAATAATACGCTCTTTTAGATATGCGTTCGCAATGAATTGTAAATACTGATAAATTCATATCATTTAAATTAATTTTACAAATATATGTAAATTTATATTATTTACAATATATTTTTAATGTTTCCATACAATGACTAGTTAATTACTTAATGTAAAGTATTTATATTAAAACATTATGGTATCTGGAATTTATTTAATTAAAAACATTGTTAATGGTAAAAAATATGTTGGGAGTGCCAAAAACATTAAAAAGAGATGGTATGTACATAAGTCAACACTTAATCACAATAGTCACGATAATTCTTATTTACAAAAATCGTGGAATAAACATGGTGCAAATAATTTTAAATTTATAATTATTGAGGAAGTTGAGCCATCTAATCTGATTGTGATGGAACAACATTATATTAATTTATTTGATGCATGCAATAGAAATTATGGTTATAATATATTAACCATTGCTGGTAATGTTTTGGGATATAAACATTCTGAAGAAAGTAGGTTAAAAATGAGTGCTGCACGAAAAGGAATTTCACTTTCAATGGAAGTAAGAAAAAATATCGGATTAGGGCATAAAGGAATTAAATATAATGTATGTAGAAAGGGTCGTATTGGTAAAAAACATAGTGAAGAAAGTAAAAGAAAAATGTCTGAAGCGAGGGCGGGAAGAAAACATTCTGAAGAAACGAAAAGGAAAATAGCTGAAAGTGGAAAAAAAAGAAAATTTTCTGAAGAAACCAAGAAAAAAATAAGTAAAGCACTTATTGGAAATAAAAATGGATTTGGGCGTATTGTGAGTGAGGAAACAAGAAAAAACATATCAATTTCACATATTGGAATAAATTGTGGAGAAAAAAATGGTAGAGCAATGGCAGTAACCAACAAAGAAGAAGTTATTGCGATTAGAAGTGATTATGATAATGGTATGTCAATTTTTGAATTACAAACAAAATATAATCGAAAATATATGCTTATTTATAATATTATAAAAAAAATAACATGGCGATGGGTGATTTAAATTACTGTTGTTTTTGTAATACTATCAGAAATAATAATATTGATTTGACCATCAACTGGTAAGGTTATCTTACCGCAGCTATCAGGTCCTAAAAAGTCAACCTTAAATTCGCCATAAAATCTACCAGATTTTGAGGTTTGCTTCAATTTAAATCTATATGCAAGTGTATATTGAATTTCATCGGGGAAACTAGGTCTGTCGTTACTAATTACTAGATTTGCAGGTACGTTTGCAATTACATATAATCCAGTTTCGGCATTTATCATAGAAAATGTAACCGCTACATTTTCTAACATGTCGGCACTAATATCATATTCCTCTCTTATCCTCTGAGTAAGAGGATATTTTAATTCGGGAAGTGTACTATTTTTTTTAATAAAAAAATTCTTAATATCGAATGTACTGTAGGTCATATTATTCTCTTTCTTCTAGTGTTATTATAAATACTTTAAAAATTTATTAAAGCGTAGTTGTAATTATAAATTAAAACCCGTACATATATCGCAAGTAAATGGAGTGCCTATTGAATACGACCCGACTATAGGAGAAACTTCAAAAATGGTAGTGCAAACACGAGCACAATAAATACTAGAAACATCAGTACTATGTGCCACACTTAAAACAAACCAATCTTCACCCTCTTTTATTACGACAGGACTAAATGTTGTAGTAATACAACTAGTAGAACTTGCACAAGCGCTCTGTACACCAACACCTTGACAATAAAGAATTGCGCAAGCAAAACTTAATGGTGGTGCGTCTATAGCAGATACTTTATAAGAAATAGTCGCATTATAGCATTGCCCTGCAATTAGTGCCGGATTTGCATATATGCAATTTGCTCTTTCTACACGTCCACCTACTCCAATTACACCAACACTACTAGCTGGAATATCGCAGAATGATATAATTACGGGCGAAAATCCATAAAATTCTTTCATACTATATGGTGCAATTGGAAATGGGGAAGGTGCTGACATACTCACACTTTTTAAGCTACAACTACCCACAACACTTCCATTAACTGCACAGGAAATGGAAGAACAATTAATTCCTGTTATGCACGTTCTTAATGAAATACAACCACTTAAAGGCATTGACATAGCTTAATAATTTTATGGGATTAATTTTACATCAAACACTTCAACACCATACCAATTATTAAGATAAATCTTAACTTTATTATATAATATTGTAGGTGTTAACACATAATATTCTTCTTCTGGCAATTTTAGTACAAATTCTTTTAAAATCTGATTACATAAAACCTCATCAAAACCTAAATCAAAAAGTTCACGATTCCTATAAACTTTAGTCCTTATCATAATGTCAGTAGTTCTCGCATTAAATTCGCTATTAAATTTTACTGTTGCACCGCTTGCAATAATACTACCATCATTTGCTGTAAACCCTGTTAGGGTAATTAAATCGATTTTTGCCATATTATCTTTTTTTTAACTCTTGAATTTCTTCTTTTAATATATTTATTTGTAATTGTTGCTCTTTAATTGCCTCAACCAATACTGCGGTTAATTTATCGTATTTTATTCCTAGTTTTTCATCGGTAATTTTATACATTACGATATCATCTGCACTTGGTACACTATGACTTACAATTTCCGGAAGAACTAATTCAACATCCTGAGCAATAAGACCAACTCTTGTTTCACAATTACAATCGGCACATAAATTATAACAAACACCTTGTAATTGAGTAATTATTGATAATGCATTACTAATATTTACAATATTTCTCTTTAATCTACAATCCGATGTTGCAACCCAATCATTTGCAAATCCACAATTAGTATTTAAGCAAATACCATTTGAAACTGTACAAAGCATAACAGAACCCTGGTAATATAATGCCAAATTACTATTTGGATTAGCAACTAAATGATTTTGACTATTGGTTATGATACTTACTGAACCATCAGCACCGCCTGCACCACCAGTACCACCATTACCACCAACAATACATACGCTACCACCTGCACCACCAGTTGTTGCGCCTACACCACCACAACCACCACAAATAACATATGCACCACCAGTACCACCAATGCCCGAAGTTATTGCTTGACCACCAGTACCTGCACGCATACAAACTATACCACCTGCACAAGCATTTGCACTTGTACATGCTAAACCAATATTCCCAATAATACAAAATGCCCTACCTATTGTTGTTGAAGCCACATCCCATGTGAATACCTT